TTTTAATGATTCTTCAATTGTATTATCGTTTTGCTTTTGTATACTTATTACTAAATTATGTACTTCACCATCTCTAATTTCCTTATCTAAAGATAAAATATCGTTAGTCCAATTAGCTATCTTATTTGCTGAAGTAATTAATTCTTTAAGCAAACCCATACTAGTTTTTGACGGAATAAACATCCCTCCGCCCCTCTCAATTAAATCGAAGCAGACAAAAACACTACCACTACTTTGTCGTTTTTCAATATAACTTTCAACTTCTGGAACATATCCATTTTTTTGATTCTTAATTTCCCATGTAATGGACTTAAAGCAACTTTTTACACTTTTCATTATTTGGTTCTGCCATTCTATTGTTGTTCCAACTTTTATACGTTCCCACCAATCTTCCCATCCAGCAAGAAAAGGGTCTTCTATGTAATTAATATCTCCACTAAATATTGAGATAATTTTATTAGAATATTCTTCAAATTCATTTTCATCTTTTGATTTATCACTATAATCATCTAATATACAAAATAATAATAGATAGTCAGATGTTAGCCGAATATCTCGAAAACTATCGTAAGGTTGAGCACGTGAAGCTAGATATGCAATACTTTGTTTTTCGTATTTTAACAAATTCTCCCCATATAAAAAACCAGATTCTTTCCCCCACTCAATGGTCGATTTCTGTATTTCATCAGCATATGGGCTAATAGCTCCATTAAAATTCTCTTCAATTTCATGTAACCTATTTGTATTGATCATTATTTTAACAACTCCTAATTTTCAACATTTAGTTTTTTTACATATATAATTTACCCGCTATTAAAAATTAGAAACTTTAATTTATCATTTTTATATTTTCATTATGCATTTTATATAAATTTATATTATATTTTTAATGACTACACATACTATATAATGTTCTTAGGAGAGTTATTAAAACCTTTGTACTCACTCATTTTTCAAACAAAAATAGGGCAAGCACATAAGTGCCTGCCCTTATAATATGATCATGTGGTACATCTACTATAGCATATATTAATTAATATATCCCCATAAAGTACCCACACCATGATTCGGTGGTTTTACTCCATTCCATGTGCGAATAGGCATATAGTATCGAATGTTATTCCAATCAAATCCAATCCATACATGTCCATCTTGTAGACAAACTTCGTCATAATTAACATAGCCACTAGGTTGGAACCAATAACCAAAAATATCGTCACGAATAAATGGAGAACCAACACGTGTAGCTATCGCTGTATTTCCACATGTAAATCTTGCCTGTTCAAATTTATACCAAGTACCAAATTGATTTTGTTTCCACCCTTTTGAACTTGTTTCTTTGTGTTCTTCTTCATTTGGTTTTGGTGTAGGAATTGTGCCTCTGTCTGGAATACCAGAACTAGCTGGACTACCTGCTTTTAATGCTGGATTGTTATAATACTTTTTAATTTCTTTAATAAAGTAATCTTTCAATTGATTCACAATAGATGTCGGTGCTGCGCCTTGTCTGACTGGGTCAAAACCAGTGTGCAATGCCATGCTACGATGTGGACAAGCTGTAGGAACAAACTGGCAATGTAACATAACAGTTTCTCTATTTACTGGTAACCCATAATAAAGTAAATCAGCTGCAGCTTTTTTAAATACTGCTTGTTCATTAGCCATGAAATCTTTATTATTAGCACTCATTGATTCATTAACTTCATATCCAATAAAAGCATTATTACCATAAGCATTCGCTACATGCCAACCAACGCTGTATGTGTCAATTGCACGCCATACTGTATTTCTATCAATATAATAATGGGCTATACCTGCTTCATATCTTGCTTGTGATGCATTTTTTAAATTAGTGTAATCTTGTTTAGCTGTAGCACTACTTGCTGTATTGTGAATGACTACACCTTTCACATTACCTGAGCGATTAGGCATTTTATAATTGATTGTTTGATTGATTGTTTCAATTTTAGTTGATTTTAAAACTGCACCTTTTTCAGCATCTTCATAAGGCGGTCTAATAACACCTAAGAAATTACTATATTCATGATCTTCAACAAATGCTGCTGGACTACCTTTAGTTAAGCTTTCATTATACCAATTCTGGTCTATACTATTAAAATATTTACCATTTGCCTCTGTAACAATTCCTGTATGTCCATATTCACCACCAAAAACAAATATATCTCCTGGTTGAGGTATTTGTTTTTTTCCTTTAATAACTTGGAATTCTTTCGGCCATTTATAATCAATAAAATCTTTTGCATTTCCTTTTGGGTGAACGCCCCAATATTTTTTAGTGAATTCAATAATAAATGTCGCGCATTGTGCGCCGTATGGTTGACCATCAGTAAGTCTGTTACCAATATTTTTAACTCCCCAATTTACACCGTCTATTTTCTTCATTTATATACACTCCTTATTTTATATTTAAGTCTTTTAATGTTTTTTCTTGATTTTTAGCTTTCTTCGTTACAACAAATGTATTTTTATAAACACCATAAAATGTTAATGCCACTGGTATTCCAGTATTAAGCACATTCACCCATGCATCGACTTTTTGTGGATTAATCCATTCAGCACTAATGCCTGATGCATTTAAAGCCATATATAATGCACCTAAAAAACCACCAATTAATGCTATAAATTGTTTTAGCTTGTCTTTTTCCATTTCATTACCTCCATTTATAATAAATATGGGACGCTGAGAAACGCCCTATATTACTTCGAGAAATGTATTTGCTTATCTTTAATAAAAAGCCGACACATTTGTGCCGACTTAATTTAAATGTTATTTACAATCTCCAAACCAAAAACATTGCCAAAAGCTACCACCTAATATAAATTTGAACATGGTTTTCACCTCCTTTAAATACCTAGCCAGCTTCTTATTAATGCAATAATTAAAGAACTAAACAACGTAAAAATTGTACCTATTATCAACCATTTAAGTTGCTTGAATTCTTTACGACTTTCTTCTTTATGAAGTCTCTCAGATTCCCTCTCTTTATTTATGGAATCTAAGGTGAAATCCATTTTCTGATTTGTTAATTCTTGGGTGTGTTGACCTCTTTCAATTTCCCTTAGTGAGTTGTGAAGTTTTTCAATAGAATTATAAACTTCTTTTCTATCTTCTTTTATTGTTGTCTCTATATTTCTAAACCGTTTATCGTTATATCTGTCTTTGTCCTCTAAGATACCAACCCGTCGCTCAATATCTTTTGTTCCATCCACACTCAACATGCCACCCACTTTCTATAAAATTAAAACCACAAGCCTATGCCTGTGGTTGTTCTAGATAATCCTCGCCAGTAATTTCTTTGTATTGTTCTTTAGTTATCCAATTGCATTTAACACTCTCAAAAATCTTTTGTTTATCAAATAGTTTTAAATCATACAAACGTTTAAGAGTTGTGAACATCAGACATACCTCCCTGTACTTTTAATAACTCTGCTGTTAAATTTGCAATATCTTGTTCTAAACCTTTAATTTTAGAATTGTGTTCTAAATCATTAGCTAAAAGCTGCGCATTTAAAAAATCATTTGAACTAGGGGTATCTGGTTCACTTTCTGGCAAACTACTTTCCCATTCTTCTTTGGTAGATCCAACCCATTCATTACCATTAAAATAGAAAGGGCTATAAATCCCTTCTGGAGGGGGTGTTTCAGTCCATTCGTCTTTTGGATAGTCGTATTCACCTTCACTGTTTTGAAATGCTAAATAGGGTGTTCCACCATATAAAAATACTTGTTTGAACATTTAAATTAACCTCCTATTCTACCCAACTGATTGTGCCGTAAATATATTTGTCATTACTAACTGACCATTCAGGTTCATTAGCTATATAAACTCTAACTTCCCCATTGTTATCAATGATAATGCTTGTACCATTATGAGCTAAAGGAGCTCTAACAAATCCAACTTGTGGGCTTTTTGCAAAGTTAGCAGGCAATTGAGCAATAACTTGACTGTGAGAAATACTGTCAGCATTTATTCTTAAAAACTTCTGTGTCACAGAGCCATTTGTAATAGTTCTATATGAACAACCATAACCATTACGAGCTTTACCATAGTCATAAGCTGTATTAGTTCTACCACCATTAATAATAGTGAATGGAATCCAACCAGTATCAGTAGGTACTCCTGTTTCCATCCAATTAGACCAAGTTTTGTTAAAATATTTTATAAACCTTCTAGGAGAGTTATATGGTCTATATTCAATCATTTTTGATGATGCATTATCTCTATGAAAAACTGTAATAAATCCGTTATAACTAACTCCTTCAGGTGAATTTATTGATACGGTTATATAGTACTGACCAGGCATTAAAGAATCTAAGAATTCAGTATTAGCCCAATCTTTACCAGTCATGTAGAAAGTTCTTCCATCATCATTAACAAATTTATATTTTTGCCAATTTAAATTTCCTAACTCTTCATCTAATATTTGAGGTGATAAGAAACCATTATCCTCAACTGTTTGATTAAATTCTGAAACTTTAGCGTCTACATGTTCTGTAGCTTCTGTGGAGATCATGTTAATATTATTCACTGCACTAGTTGCTGTATCTTGAACACTCGTATTAGCATTATTAGATACCGTTGTTACATCTTCTGTCGCTTCATCTTTAACTTTAGTTAAATCAATTTTAGTTTGTGCAATGTATGTTTGAATATCTGTTTTACCACTAGCAACAATAGCATTTAATGTTTCAATCCCTTGTTGTAACACTGATTTCATTTCTGCTACATAGTCTGCACCGTTTGCGATTGCTTCTTCAATATCTCGTACTTGTTGTTCAATTTTCATTTTTAATTGACTAAACATGCGAATGTATTCAATCTTAGTGAATGAAGAAATTTTATTAATAAGTGCGTCTGCAACTTCAAACGTGAATTCTCTAAACACGGCAACTTCGTTGTATTCAGCATTACCATCAACATTGTTAACTCCAATATAAACTTGCCCCTTAACACTCGTTGATGCACTAGCGTGTAAGAATTCGCTATCTAACGTAATTGTTACAATGCCTTTATTAGAATCTTCTATTTCTAACTCAATCACATCTGACACACTACCATTACTCGATTCAAAGTAAGCATAAGCTGTTAAATTATTTTCATGAATCAACAACGGTCCTTTTGAGTTACTTAACTGAAATCTTAAGATTGCTGTATTTTCATCTAAATTATAAAAACCAACCCCTAAATCAGAGATTGGTTTTAAATACGGTTCAGATTTTAATTTAAATAGTGCTTTTTTATCTATTCCGTTACTCACATAATCACTCCTTATTTTACTAATACAACTGCAACTCCATAACCTTTTTCAGATTCATATGGCGTAGTTATTTCTAAAACTCTATAGAAACCATTGTTGTTATCTTTAGTTCCAATGCCTTTATTAGGTTTGATATAGTCGTTAACAGATACCGTGGAATCAACTCGTGTGAATATTTGACCCATTAATCCAACTACATTCCATTCTGGACGTTTAGAACGATCTTCGTACCCTTCGTTTTCAATAAAATCTGGATTAGGTATTGGTACTTCTACTTCTTCCGAATAAGTATTACCTTCATCGTCTTGCCATTCTTTAGTAGCCCATTCCGTTTGTGTAACACCAAATTCATCTTTTAAAAATTTATCTTTATGATGAAACATTTGGTCACCTAAAATGACACCAGCTGTGCCAGAAATAATGCCTATAGGGTTATCATTTGAATTAGCTTTGCGAATGTATCTACCGTCTAAAGTAACAATATAACCATTAGGGATTTCTTGACCTGATTGGGATTCAAAATATTCGGCATAGTCACCAAAGTTTTGTCCAGATGATACAGTACCTTTTGTATTAATGTTGCCACTAATACTACGCATTTCAATACTTGTGTTTTCTCTGTGTGGTCCATTTGTTCCATAACCCATTACAAAGTAATAATTACCCTCTGTTTTTACTCCTCGAGAATTGAGTATTGTCTGAGTATGATTACCATTAGAAGTTTCAGACTCTAGTGAGTTAAGCACAGCGCTTCTTGAACCATAAGCTTTAGATCCTGCACCAACTCCAGCTAACCAACTTCTATCACTGTAAGCGTATGAGTTACCAGTCGAGGCAATAACTGCCGAACGTTCTGCAATTGCACCCGAACCTGTTGAACCACCACTGAAACCGCCTTTAACTACAGTAGGAACTATTTTGTATGCTTTTTCTGTAATATATGCGGCGTTTTTATAATTTTCTGCATTTACACCGATAATCTCTGCAGTGTTGTTATACAATTCAATACCATTGCCTGTCCCTTGACCTTGCAAGTTGGCGTTCACAATACGGAAATCATAAATCTTCCCACCACCAGCGATACCAATATTTTGAGAAGAGTTCCAAATATTGACATTACTTAAAGTAATTTTCTTACCTCTGTTACCTCCGCCAAATATTTTTATATCTGCCTGTGAGTTCTTAAATCCAGTAACATTAATACCATTTAACATGATGTTTTCACTCATGAATTGTACTGCAATAGCTGGTTGACCCGATGTGAATTTACCATCACCAACTGCACTAAAGTTGTTAACTTGTACATTTCTATACGCTGAGATAATTAAAGCTCGTGGCGTAGTGTTTGGATAAACTTTATTGTCGTACGGTTCTACAGCTGTACAGTTACTTAACAGTAAACTATGCGCTGTTTTAGATTTAGGGTCTCCCGCTCTGTGATGTCCGATATGCCTTAAATTATAAGCACGTGAATCGTGAATACTCATATGATTACTAATTAGTACATTATTAGGTGCTGATGTAGGGGCGTGCGCTTTAACCTCTATACCACCATAGTTCATTTCAGTCATATTATTATCTAACATGACATGTTGTGAACCGTCATCAATTTCAATACCGTTATTATTACCTCCACCAGTTGCATGATGACAATAATTGTTGGTAATAACTAAATATCTTGAATGGTGGGTTGTAATACCATCATCACCAAAACCACTTGCTTCACAATTATCAATATGAATGTATCTACTTTCTAAATCTTCATTTACTCTTACGCCATCACCTTCATAGAAATAACTATCACTAGCATAAGTAACATCAAAGCCATGCAGTAATGCATCCACTGATTTTACGTTACTTGCAAAACCATGTTTAACCCCTGCGAATCTTACGTTAGAGGATAACGAACCGCCAGCAGCTTTAAACGCTTTATCTTGTCTCCACTTATTACCGTTAACTGTAAAGTCTTTGATTCCGATATTATGAGCATTACCTGTCATATCTTCGTTAGTAATTACAATATTTTCGGCGGGTGTTTCATCTGCAAATTTAATTGTCGTAATGTCTTTACCTTCACCTGACAATACTGTATTGTTTGCTAATTTAATGCCAGTAACTTTATATGTCCCAGCAGTCATATGAACATGGACATTACCACCTCTTAAAGCATCTTTGAATGCTTGAGTTGAGTCTTGTTCGCCTGTTGGATCTGCGCCATAATCATTGACGTTTACAATACGTTCAATTTTCTTGTTAAGATAATTAAAGTTTTCTTCCATCTTGTTTTTAATGATTTCAAAGTCATACTTCAAACGCTTAGACAGCAAAGGTTGATTAGTACCATCTAAAGCTGTTCTACTGTCTTTAATTTCTTCAATGCCATCACCATTATGACCAACAACTAAGCCCTCAATACGTCCATCTTGATAAGTTAATTCATCATGAACATTTGAGAGCTTATAATCAATCTGTTTAGCATTGTGGGCATGTTTTTCATCTGATTTATGATGTTCGAAATTCTTTTCAAACGTGTAAAAACTATCTAGTATGTTTTTGAAATTATAAATCGTTTTATATCTCCACTGTTGACCTATTTCAATAGGAAAATCTAAAAGTAATCTCATATGTTTAGCTCCTTTTTTATTCTAACCAAGTAAATTCCTGATATACCCAATTTGCTTTAGCTTGGTCGTCTGGATGTACAAATGCCATAACTTTACCATCCTTTAAACACTCAATGGTTATCGGATTTCTATAGCCATTTTGTCTAGCTGGAAATGATTGATTATCAGTAACAAAACCAGTCGGTAATTGTGATATTTGCATCGATGAACCAGTAATATTCCCAACGTTCAATCTTATTGAACGAACAACAAAACTTTTACCAATTAATGAATTCCCAGCCCTTACCTCTCTTATGCCGCTTTTAAATCCTGTTGCAACAGCTGTGTTTTTATTATCGGGTGGAATTGATATGTCTATCCACCCTGTATCACCCACCATATCTGAAACCTTTGTATTAATAGTGTCAACTAATGTATTCATTTCATTAATTTTTTCATTTATATCTGCTATTGAAATATCACCTTGAAGTGCATCTATATGGGTAATTGGGTAATAAATTTCACCTTCATTATCTTTCAAATATCTATGATTAATTTCAGCCATCTGTTAATGTCACCCCCACAATATCCGAATAGTTTTCAGGCATAGTAAAAGACGACCCACCAAGTGAACCGCCTTTGACTAAACTATTTACTTTTTTAATGTTTCTACTTATACCCTGTTGTATTTTTATAATATCGGTTGGTGAGTTACTAAAATCGACTTCTACTGGTTCGTTTACTAATGGATGTGAAGCAGTGAGTTTAACAACTTTTAAATCTAAGTTATAACCTAGTGGTTGATGTATAAACCTTATTGTGTTGTTTTCTTTAATATCATCATGACCAATATAATGTTTTTCTTCAACAGAACCTAAGTAGTTAGTTGATACCTCAACAGTTGGTTGATCGTTGAGCTCACCTTTTATTTTCTTAAATAGTTCATCTTTGTCTAACGCATTATCATCAAACACTGTTGGCGCTTCTGCAAAACCAAACGCGTCCATATTCGGTGATTTATGTTCAGCATAAGCATGATAAATGTCAGAGCCTTTCAATATTGCAGTGATGTTTAACACTGTTGATTTCTCTGTACCAACATACATACAAGGTTTTGACTTTTTATAATCAATGCCTGGTTTAGCACCTCTGAATACTGCTTTAAATGTGTGTTTACCTTTTGATAAATTTCTTGCGATAACTATTTTCTCGCTCGTGGCTGTTTTGCTATAACATTCATATCGTCCAACCAATTCATCGTCTAAATAAACATCAAGCAAACCACCTTTAGCCATTTTCTTCAACGTCCATTCGAGAATTTCATTACCCCACTTACAATTAATTTCTTTTGAATAACTAGCTCCAACTACTTCTGTTCTCCAAGTGCCATCTTTAATGAAAGTACCTGAATAGCTTATGTCTTTGGGTTTAACTGGATTGTAGTTCTTTGTTTCAGCTTTTGTTTTCTTTTTACCATAACCTTGAATATAAGTTTTAACATCCGTAGTAGTAACTGTTGCTTGTACTTCGCTTGAATTATATTTGTAGATCAATGGTATATCTGCCATTTGATAAAATGTTTCTTCATCATAGATGTATATTTTCTTATTGTCGGCAAAATAAATATAATTGAATAATTCTGCGCCTTCGGTTAGAAATTCCATACCATTTTTATTGCCTAATTCATCAATCGCAACACGATTAGTGAATTTACCTCTTATTTCATAAGTGAATCCAAGTTTGTTACCTTTAAAACCAAATTCAAGGTATTGTTCAAGTGTCATCGTGGGTTTGTTATCCTCATCTGTAGTTTCTTCATTATTCATCTCTTCATTTTCTAAATCTTTTTGAATATAATGATTTTGAAACTCCATAAAAATATGTTTAGCAGTCACATCGTTAGATACAACTGCACCATCATATTTAATAGAAGTCGACTTAATAACATATTCTTGACCTTTCCAAACTACTAACATTTCATTAAGTAAAGCATCGAATAAATCTGAATTCAAATAGGTTTTATAAATAGTAAAATCAATTGAGCGTTCATTATTCTTTTCATAATTAAGTTTCCAGGAACCGAAATCATAATCTACAAGTATTTCTCCAAACGTACCCTTTTTATTTTTTAAAACCATGTCTCTCAATTCATTCACCTACCTATATATGAAAGGGAACACCCAATGTGTTTGAACATTACTGATATTCTCACCTGTTATTTCAATTTCGTTAAAACCTTTATCTAATGTGAGCCATTGCCAATTAGTATCAATTCCGACACGTTTGTTATTTATAAAAGGATGCACACCATTTATAGTTAACCTTTGATTACTTTTAATAGGTTTCTTATATTCAAATACATCGCCTGTTGTTTTATTTATTATCTTGAAACCTTTAGGTGCATCTATATTAATTAACAATTTAAACTTATGTCTTAGCAATGGATTGATTACATCAGAGGAACCATTGTATATATTGAAACTTGTCGTATCATGCTTGTACTTAATATCTTCATAAGCTAACACGCCACCTTCCAACTGCCATTCTCCACTAGATAAACTAAATTGGTCAGTTTCTTTAAGTGATTCGGAATAACCTTTTTTAACAGTAAACGTCATATCAAATCGTGTTGCTGAAAAATCCGCATAATCTGGATTCATATCAGGATTGTTAACTAAAAACTTTTTACCTGGATTATCTGAAGTTACTACATAGTAAGGTTTTCTTCGATAAAACAAATTTCTAAGCATCTGTTCCATTAGGTTAATATCTTTTTCATCCATACCATCAAGACCAAATTTAACAACCAAAGAAAAAGGCGAGAATGAAGCTACACTAGGTAGCTCACCATCTACACCCTTAATCGTTATACCGTCTTCTACTGATGTTGGGTATGACGACTTTGCTTCTAAAAATATAAAGTTACTAATGTAGTCATTCACATTTGTCATTCCATTATCATCTATGATTTTTAACCATCTATCTTTCACAATACTTAACCTCCTTGACTATAACTAGCCATGCGCATATTCTCTCCTAATATTTGTGAAATAATGTTTGCTGCGTCTTTAGGAGACCCTTGCTTTTGGTTACTTAATAAACTAATAATTGTTTGTGTAAGTTTATTATTTTGGTCATTCACTCTCACAATTTGTTTCAATAATTTTTCAACAGTTGAATTATCATTATTAACTGTAACATTAGTGTTGCTAGTATCCATGCCAACATATTTCATTGCTTGTTCAATAAGTTGAACTGCTCTGTTACGTTTTGTTAAAGGTATGACCATTTCTGCTTTATTACCTTCTCCAATTTCAGCTAATTGGTGTTTAGTAACCATACCACCATTTTCATATTTTCTTGGTCCTGATGGAGACCAGCCACCCAACGGATTAAATTGAGAACGCCAATATTTATTGTTAAAGAAAGCAAGCAATTGATCATAACCAGATTTAATATTAGTATGACCTTTCATAGCGTATGACTTGAAAGTACTTGGTACATACTGTAGTAAACCTTGTGCTGGAGTACCACGAAGATTATTAATATCTCCAATATTACCTTGTGTAACTCCTGCATTACCTCCTGACTCATGGTGAATAAGAGAGATTATATTTTTTAAATCATTTCCTTGTAGTGTGACATTCATTCGCTTAGCAGCTCTTTTAATGTCGTCCGACCAAGCAGATGCTTTTTTGTTTTGGCTTGAGCCTTTAAGAGACTTCAACCATTTATACGGATTGACTGCTGTATCATTAGAAGGATAGCCTTTCATACGCTGTATGTGTAAGTGAGGTGTTGTTGAATTACCAGTGTTACCAGACAGACCTATTACATCACCAGCACTTACTCTTTGACCTTTTTTAGCAATGATTTTACTCATATGCATATACCACTGGAACCACTTACCGCCAGGCTCATCAAGTGTAATTTGATTACCACCGCCGCCTGCAACTGGTCCAGCTTGTGATATCTTACCTGCTGTTAACGCTCTTATTTTTGTACCTGTTGGCATACCAAAGTCAATACCGTAGTGTCGTCCGCCATTAAACATAAGTCCGCCTGTATAATGTCCAAATGTTTGTAGAATATTATTCCAAGGTAACCAAGCAGCATCTCCATCGCCACCTTCTGCCTCTTCAAACCATGACTTCACTTTTTCTACTAATGATTTTTTAAGGTGTTTAAATGCTAATCCTGCCATCTCCATAGTTTTGTTTTCTTTACCAAAACTAATATGTCCAATCATCTTTTCTACTAATTTTCCAGGGTTTTTAACATAGTCCCAAACGTCACCAATCTTATCGCCTAACCAACTAGCAGCATCTTTACCTTTCTCTAAGACTTTACTTCCACCTTTTTTCACAGTGTCAAAGGCATCTTTTGATGCTTCTTTGGTACTATGATAACCATCAGAGATTTTCTTACCTGTTCCTTTAATTACTCCACCAGCTGCTTCTTTAAGATAATCTAGAGGGTCATCTTTTTTCTTTTTCTTAGTCCCTCCATGGAATCTTGGAAGTAACCCCATATCTTGATAACGTTTAGTGTCTGTAGCATTATGAACTTTATCGCCAGGATCTAATGAAACTACTACATTTCTGCCTTGTGGAGCATGTAATGAGCCATCAGATTTTTCAATAACTTCCTGTACTCCACCACCTGGTGCGTTACCTGAGCCTTTATCATTAACTACTGCTAATGTTGATTGTTTTAAACCTCCTTCACTGTCAGTAGCAACGGATGCACCGTTATAGGTACCAGTTGATAGCGGTGTGATAGGTTTGATTAAAGTCTTATCAGTTATAGCTTTGGAAATTTTGTTAATACCACCAATCATTCCATTTAGTCCATCAATCGCTTTGTTCGCAACTGATTTACCTAAATCTGATGCAGCTTTTCCAAAATCTTTCTTGATATTCTTAATCCAATCTAGCGTTTTACCTAACCAACCTTTCCAACTTCCATGTGTTTTCTTAGATTTGTCTTCACCTTCGCCAGCGATTTTACCAAAAATATCTTTAGCTTTACCCCACATATTACTTAAATTTTCTTTAGTGCTATTATAAGTCTTACCAAACCATTTACCGGCAGACTTTGCAACGCTGTGGGATTTCGTTTCAACTTTATCAGCTATTTTGCCAAACTTATCTTTAGCTGACCCCCATGAATCTTTAAAATTACTCTTTGCATTTTTAGTGGTTTCACCAAACCATTTTTTTGCACCTTTATAACCACTGTGCGCAGAGGAGCCTATTTTATTTCCAATTTTGCTCCAAAATCCATCTGTAGTTTTCTTTGTTGATTTGAACCAGCTTGTAGTTTTACCAGGTAGTTGGCTGAACCATTTTTTGGCACCATTATATCCATTTTTTGCTGAGCTTCCTATTTTATTTCCAATTTTGCCCCAGAAATTATCCGCATTTTTCTTTGTTGACTTAAACCAACCAACAGTTTTACCAGGTAATTGTCCTAACCACCTCTTAGCACCGTTATATCCACTTTTAGATGCGCTACCTATCTTTCCTCCTATTTTATTCCAGAAGCTATCAGTATTCTTTTTAGTTGATTTGAACCATCCTATTGTCTTTCCAGGTAGTTTACCTAACCAAGTTTTCGCTCCATTATAACCGTCTTTAGAAGCATTACCTACTTTCTTACCAATTTTCCCCCAGAATTTATCGGCGCTTTTCTTTGTATCGCTAAACCAACCGCCAACTTTCTTAGCTATTTTTCTCGCGCCACCTATAGATGAATCTTTCATGATTTCCCATTGAGATTTAACATGTCCTGTTTGTCCATCTATATGTTTTTTTACGCCTTTATTTTGAAGTTGTGCTTGATCTACTACATCTTTATGTTGCTTTTCAGCTTTCCCTTTTGATTCGTCATATTGTTCTTTTGCGTCTTTGATAACCTTATCTGCTTGAGATTTAGATAACGTACCTGTTTCATCACGTTGTTTAACTGCTTCTGCTACTATATCTTTATATTTCTTTTTAGCATCTTTAATTGTAGTGTCACGTTCTTTAGCACTCTCTTTAATGACATTAGAAGCAGCTTGCATTGAAAGCTTTCCTTTGTTCTGTTTCATTCTTTCAAGGATAGCCTTTTGTTCAACTTCTCCTTTAGATAAAGACTTAACTACTGTTTTATCTAAGTTTCTTTGTAGCTCGGCTACTTTAGCATTCTCTTTTTTAGTTAAAGAACGTTTTTCTTTATGGGCTACTCTATAGATACCTAAAATTTGATTATTAATTCTTTGAGCTTCTTTTGATTCTTTTTTGTTACTGTTTTTAGTGGTTTCAAGAATTTTTGCTTCTTCTGATTTAGTTAAACCATTAGTTCTATTAAAAATCTTTTGTAAGCCTTTAACTTCACTGTCATGACGTTTATTAAGCTGTTTGGTTATTTCTTCATTGATATTTCCATAAAGTGAAGTAATTTGATGTAACTGTTTATCTCCAATTTTTGAATGACTAATACGAATTTCTTCAAGTTTAATTTTGGCTTTTTCAGATAAATTATTATAAGAACCTAAAGCTTTTTTAGTGCCCTTCGATACTTTTCCAGCAAAAACATCCGTCGTATCTGAAGCTTTAGAAACAGCTTTATGCAAGCCATCAAACCCTACTTTAATTCCCTTGAAAAGTGCGCCATCTTGCAAACCTCTAGCCATATCATTTTTTAACCATTCCCATTGTCCTGATATTTCTTTAGTCATTTTACCTACCCAAGAAAAATCAATACTCTTACCTACTTGATTTACAATTTTACCCATATCAGAAAAACCTTGCTTAAACCAGTCAATCTTTTGATATGCTACTCCGAAAATAGTGGATACTATTGTTAGAGGAACGGTTAGTTTACCTAATATACCACCAGCTAACTTAACAGCTTTCCCTAGTTTGCCGTAACGTCCAGTAGTCATGGATAGAACATTACCTAACTTACCAAACATGCCTTGTTGACCTTTAGTAGCTTTTCCTGTGGTAACTAAAGAACCTGCCGCTGCTTTATTAGCTCCAGCATTAACAGTTGCTTCAGCTGTATTAATCGCCATTTGTCTATTTAAACTAGCGTAGCCTTTTGCTGCACTACCAACAGCTCTTAATAACAAGCCTACTCCTAGTACAACAGGACCTGTTGCAGCTGCAACTAAACCTAAAGCGATAGATACTCCTTTAATAGGCTTTGGCATTTTAGTGAATGCTTCTGCCCACTGTCCGAATTTTTTAGTAATACCAACAACAACTGGCGCAATAACATTACCAATATCTTTACCTAAGGCGAATAGTTGATTCTTAAATATTTGTAATTGTGAGCCCATCGTTTTATAACGAGTTTTCGCTTCGTTAGTTAGTGCATTATTTTCCTTCCAACCTTTAGCACCAGTTCTTAATGCTTTATCTAGTACAGTGTGGTTATTAGACAGTCTACGAATTGTATCAGCTTCACGAATTCCTTTAATGCCAACACTATCTAAAGCTTTCAGTACACCTTTAGCTCCGCCTTCAGTATTGCTCAAACCTTTAACAAATGCAGATAATGCTTTAGTAGGGTTTGCTTCCCATGTCTCTGCAAATTCTTTACCAGTCATTCCTGCCGTTTTACCAAAATTGTTTAAAGTTTCTCCACCTTCAGCAGTTGCTTTAGTCATTTTATTGAAAATTTGGGTCATAGCAGTACCACCAGCTTCTGCTTCAATACCAACAGAACTCATTGCAGCACTTATGCTCATGATTTGATCTGCACTAAAACCAGCTTGTGAACCCGCACCAGCTAATCTTTGTCCCATTTCTACAATTTCTTTTTCGGTAGTTGCAGTTGTATTACCTAAAGCTACAACACTTGCACCTAATCTATCAACTTTATCTATTGGCATTCCTGCAGCATTTGCAAATCTTGCAAATTCTGTAGCTGCTTCCTCTGAAGTTAGATTAGTTGCAACAGACATATCAAGCATTGTTTTAGTAAAGTCTGTAATCTCAGATTTTTTAACACCTAATTGTCCTGCCGCTTCAGCTACCCCAGCAATTTCAGTTGCAGCAAAAGGCATTTGTTTAGACATTCCAGTGATTTCATCGCTCATTTCATTTAATTCTGCGCCCGATAAGTTGGTGGTTTTTGCTACTCCTGCTAAGGCTTGTTCGTAATCAACTGCTGCTTTAACAGAAGCCCCAAAACCAGCAACAATAGGCGTCGTAACTCCAATTGACATTGAACGACCGACTGAAGTCATACCGTGTCCGATTTTGCCAAACTTCTCAGACATAGTATCTAAATGATTTGCAGTCTTAGTAAACTGACTATTGGCAATTAACTGCTCGTTATTAAACGACTTCATTTCTTTTGAAGTTCTATCGATAGACTTTTGAAGGTTATTCATCGAAGTTCGTTCATCGTTTACTTTTTTCTGCGCATTAGTTAAATTTTGACCATGATTTTTAATAGTAGAATTAAGATTGTTATATTCTTTTTCTGTTTGTTTAAGCTCTGTGTTAGTTTTGTCATAAGTATCTTTTACTTTTTTATTTGTTGAAACTAACGAGTCATTTTGTTTTCTTAACTTTTTAACTTGAGCATCTTCATCTTTATACTTTTGTACTAATTCTTTATGTTTTTGGGATTGTTTCTGTGTAGCATCAGCAGCTCTTTTTAGTTGTGTAGTAGTAGCTTGATTTGAATTTTTTAAATCTTTTTCGGCTTGCCTTAATTGTTTTAATTTTTGATAAGCTTTATCTTTTTGCTCTGTCGTTCGTTTATACTGAGATTGAGATTTTTTTAATTCAGCGTTAGAGGATTTAACCGCGTCATTTGATTTATCAAGTGCAGCTTTTTCTTTTTTAGTAGCATCTGCTAAAGACTTATAAGCTTTTTCTACACCACTTACAGTTTGTTTAGCCTTTGTATAATTAGCGTTTAAATCTTTAAGCTCTTGTTCTGCTTGGTTGAACATTCGCTTTTGGATTTTCATTTTATTATTAAGCCCATCTATTCTTGTTTGATACTTTTTCATAGACTGCTCTGACTTTTCAAACGCAGATAAATTAGACTTCAATTCACTATTAGCTAGACCTAACTGTCTTTTTAATCCTTTAAAGCCTTCTTCTACCTGTGAGTTATCTATGGTGTTACGTATCGTTACACCTTTAATATTTTCGCTCATTTTCTTCCTCCTTTCTAGCTTCCAAATAATTGTTTAAGTGCTGAACCTGTTATCACTTCTTGCTGTTTCTGGCTTTCTTTTTCTTCACCTTTTTCAATTATCATTCGGCATAAAGTTTCATAAGGTTGTCGTTTAACCTCTTCTATTGTCCAACCATATTCACGCATACAAAATTGCATCATAGAATCTACATTTTTTCTAAACTCATCAAAAGAGATTACTTTCCCGATTCTTCGTCATCGTCATCTGGAAATTCTTCTGGTGAAATTTTAGAAAAGATGTCCTTACAAACATCGTCTAACTCAGCGGCTTTAACACCTTTTAGAATTTGTTCCTCAGAAATATTAAATAATGATGCCAAAAACTCAGTTCTGATTCTTATAGCTTTTACTTGTGTCATCGTTTCTGCTTGAATTTCATTTTTGAAATCGTCTTGCATTTGCGCAAAATCTAATTTATCTTGAACCGTTAGTTCACTTTCTCTTGTGTGAACTTCTACCTTGTTTGTTTCTGGGTTAATTAATCTAATTTCTACTTTTTTCGTCATTTTTGTAATCTCCTTTGATAATTTCATAAATAAAAAAGAGGGCTTATAGCCCTCTATAACTTCTTATACTTCTGGTTCTGCTACTGCATTTACCGTAATAACAGACTTATCTGTTTTACTTCCATCCTGTGTTCTAACAGTAATTGTAGCCTCGCCTTCTGTTACTCCCTCTACAGTGCCATCAGTTGTTACCGTAGCTGTATTTTCATCAGAAGAACTATAGTCCACATCTTTATTAGTTGCTGTTGATGGTGCTATTGAGCTAGAAAGTTTAATTGTACTCCCAACTTCAACATTTGCTGTTTTAGGCGTAATAGTTACACCTGTTACAGAAATAGGTTTTGTTTTAAAAGCAGGTACTTCTATTTTTTCTGACTCTCCATTTTCATTTTGTCGAGCAACTTGATATGTGCCTGTTGGGTAATCAGTATTTGCTTCTAAACTATCTATAGTTACTGTAGCTTTACCCTGTTCGTATGGCGCACTGCTTATCAATGAACCACCTTTATATACATTTAATGTATCAGCCATATTTACACCTTCTTATTTAAAATTTGAAAGCCCCTATTCTGCTGAAATAGATGCAGATTTACTGTTTGCAGCTACTTCAACGTTTTGGGGAACCTTAGGGTGTTTCTTGTCCTTCAGTAGATTCAGGGAAAACTAATGCAAGGAAAGCTTCTGCTCCTTCTTCTCCCTCGTGGTAACCAACTGCTCTTGATTTACCACCAATTGTACGGTTCATCCAATCACCTGTAAGTTTTGTTGCCTCTGGCGCTTCAGCTTTCTCTGCAGCTGTTTTAAATTCAACTTGGTCTAAACTGAAAGTTCCTTTTACTAATGCACAATAAATTGGATTACCATCAGCGTCTTCTGATTCTCCTACTGCTGCAACGTATGGCGCACGTGTATCGTCGCCAACCCATGATGTGCCATTTTCATCTTTTTCACGGCCTAAAACTGCATCTAAATCTTCGGTTGGGATATTGAATAAATCAGTGTCTGATTTAACTTCATTAGTACCTTGTTTTTTCATCCAAACACGCTTATTAGAAGCCCACATATCTACCATTTCTGGAGCTAAACCAGTGATATTCATGTTGACCGTACCACCTTTATCATCTTGCCAAGTCATTCTTTTGATAATTTTTTCTGCTTTGTCATCAAAAATACCTACATGTAATTTTTTAAATCCTACTGTTGCTGAACCCATTTAAATTCCTCCTATTTTGGGCATAAAAAAGAACGTATCTATTCGACACGTTCACCCTTGTAATATTTATGTTTTGGTATGCCTTCATATCTTCTTGATTTGACATATCTTTTTGTTTCTTTGAAATACGCATCTAACAAACTTGAAGCTTGGTATAATCCATAATCTTTAAGCAAGAATCGAACTCGCTTTGTTATATCTATAGTTAATTGATCTTTATAGGTTTCTACATCAACTTGTACTGTGAAAGTTTCAGATAGATATTTGTTTGAAGCAAATGAACTTGGGCTATCCACAACTGGCGAAAGAATAATGAAAGGTTTTGTTGTATCAGCATTTTCACTCACTTCATAAAAAAAAATTCTATTTGAAATATGATTATAAATCATCTCATCATTTATTATTATTTCTCTAATATACGCAAGTATATTCATAGGCCTTTCCTCAATTCATCAACTACAATTTTCCTATATCTTGCTTGGCTTGCTTGTAATGTTTTCTCAATGACACCAAACCCTCTAGGGATTACTTTTTTACCATTACGATCATAACCATGTTCGTTTAAATGTATAAGCCTATATCTATCTCTTGGACCTACCCATTCAATGACCACAGTTCTTTGTCTATCTCTAGCATCTGTGAAAGGTTTTGTTCGTGTCATTTCGTCAATTGAAGCACCTGTATCTTTAAACGCTTTAAAATGCGACTTCATTTCGTTTAGCATATAATCAGAAGCTTCAGTTAAAGCTTTATCGCTTTTTATTCTCATTGCCTTTACACCAAATCGTTTTTCTAATTGATTTTCTAATTCTTTAAATCCTTTAATTTCCACACCCATTATTTTTCACCCAATACTATTGTGATGAAACCACGTTCTGGTGTATCGAGTCTTACTTCATATACATTGAATAAAGGATTTTCTAGCCTGAAATCTTCTACAAAAACGATATGTCTGTTATTAGGTGTAAAAGACTGATAGGCATCTCTTATAACTATACTTAAACCTTGCAAAGATTCGTTGACGCCTAGAATTTCTCTATCTTTCATTGAAGGGTTATAAGTTTCGGCATAACAACGATGAACTTCAACTTCTTCTACATCATCTGGGTAGGGTCCTTCATTTTTATATTGATAAAATATAACAGGTGTACGTAAATCTCCTGATTGGACTTTCTTACTTTTGTATCTCATCGACGCCAAAATCATCACCACCATATATTTTATTAGCAAGTCCAAAATCAAGAAGTAATGTAGAAAAGTTTTTATGAAAAAATTGCAGTTGTTCGTTATAAATATATCTGGAACGTTCCATCACTAACTCTTGCCCTATTGGATTTTGCTCTAAATCGAAGTCCCCACAGATAGATTGAATCGCTATATAGGATTTTTGTAAAACCTGTTTTAACGATTCATCTTCAGAATTGTGAAATATGTGCATACGCTGCTTAAACTCTTTTAATAATTCGTCCATTTTCCACACCCCTAATCCGCTGTAATTGAAGCTGATTTTGCATTAGCTATAACTTCAACGTTTTGGGGTTTACTAGGGAGAATCTTCTTCTGAATTAATATTTAAATCATATACAGCTGCTACTTTATCGTCTTTAGCTTTACCATAAGCAAATTGCTTAGCAGTGTATAAATCCATATCTTCAATAGCTAAAGTTTGGTCGAATTTTTGTAAATTAATACCACCAGCTAAATATCCATCGTAACGGCCTTTAACGTATGTTAAAACTTTTCCAGCAGTTTGTGCTACAGACTCTATTACATTCAAGTTGAATGGTAATGCTGTAACATATACGCCGTTAGCATTTAAATGTGTATACTGTGCTTGAATATCAAAAGCATCAGAAGGATTAACTACCATAGTTACATTACCTTTAACTGCAACTGACTTACCTTTTTCATCTGTTGAGTGGTTTTTAAATACTTTTGTTAACTCAAGTACAGTAGTTCGTGGGTCTTTAAATGTTAAAGTTCCTAATGATTCTTTTTCTGGATACACACCGCCTGTGACCGACACACCTTCTTGAACTTGACGACTCAATCCGATTGGTTGTTCTTTACCAGTGCCATTTAAACATGCCGCTTCAAGTGCTACAACAAATGCCTCTTCAATTTGTAGACGAACAAAACGCTCTACCCATGCTGGACCAAAGTCTTTTAAATCTTTTGGTAATACCACAAAGGCTGTCAATTTGTTTTGGATTGCAGTTTCTTCACTGAATGCTGCATCTAATTGCCCTTTAATTTCTCCAAAGATTTTACCCCATACTGCTACGCCACTTGTTTCAGATTTTAAGAATTTAAGACGTAATCCAGCATTCTTAATACCTAAGTCGGCTAATAACGGGTGTTCTGTAGTTAAGTTTTCAAAAATACGATCAATCGTTTCTTCTGGTAGTAACTTTTCTTCTTTATATCCAACTTCTGTGTTAATTTCATTAAAGAATTTGCGTTGTTCAGCAGTTAATTTACTTTCTGCTGTAGGTAAGCTAGAAACTCTTTCAGCTTCTGCTTGAGCTTGTGCTTTTGATTCCTCGAATAGTTCGTTAATCATTTTGCCATATAATTCGGCTTGTGCTTTTTCATCTTCGCCATTTTGAATTGAATTTAAGAATTCTTGACGCGCTGTTTTAAAATCATCTGATAATTGTATAGTCATTTAAATGACCCTCCTTGTTTTTGTATTAAAAAAAGAACCTAGTCTTATTGTTTTCTACTGGTTTACTTTTAGTAGAATTATCAATAACTGGTTCTTTTTTATCTTCTAATTTTTCAATTACTTTATTTGCAATTTGCTCAACATCAATATTCACTTCTGGTGTTTTACTCATTAATGTTGCAATACGATTCACTGCATCGTTAGATAGCATTTGTCCTGAATTAGCAACCAACTTCGGTGCGCTTTCGTCAAACATCTTGCTATCTGCAAACCCTAAATTAACTGCATCTTGTGCGTTCAACCAAGTTTCTTCATTCATTAAATCAAGTATTTCTTGTTCTGCTTTATCTGTTTTTTCAATGTAAGCATTAGCAATTCCTCGATTTACTGAACTTAGCATGTCGCTTGCAGATGCCATTGCTCGATTATCTCCTGCTATTAAAGTGCTAGCGTTGTGAATCATCATTTGTGCTGTTGGACTCATTTCGATTTTTGAACCTGCCATAGCAATCACTGACGCAGCGCTTGCAGCAACACCAACAACTTTTACATTCACATTACTTGGATGCTCTTTTAATGCAGTGTATATTTCACTACCACTAAATACATCGCCACCACCTGAGTTGATGATAACTTCTACATCTTCATCAGTAGAAGATAGCGCATCAAACACATCTTTAGGTGATGTAGCATCCATTTCTAACATGTCATAGATCCATTTGTCATTATTTGGCACAATTGCACCTTTAACGTTTATTTTCATCATTTATCACCCCCTTCAAGTGATTCATCTTTGCTACCATCATTTACACCATTATCGTTTTTGGTGTAGTTTTTAGTAACAAAGTATTCATCCATTTTAGGGTCATCTGATGGTTCTTCGCCTAATAACACAAGTACTTGATTTGGTGTGAATGTACTTGAAGCAACTAATTTATCGATTGAATCTGCAATCTCTAACGGGTCTTTTTTATCGATACCAATAACTTTAAGATTCTTTCCAGCAATTACTTCTTTTTGTGTTAAAAGCTTTGCTTTCAATTCGTCTTCAATCTTTTTGTTTAGTGGTTTTGTACAAAATTTGCTGTAAGATTCCAATGCATTTTTTAAATCAGCTAATTCACCATGTATTAGAGAGGGTGGTATACCAATAGCTTTAGCTACTGAATCTATCATAGATTTTTGCAACTTGTTTAATTCATCGAAAGAAGCATTATTCCCTTTTGTATTTGCTGAAACATCCTGAAAATCAAAACCTTTAGTCAATGGTGTGATTGCAACGCCATTCTTGCTAAATGAATCTACAACTTTATTTACATATTTTTGCATTTTTTCTATTTCTTTTTCACTGTTTACATTTTGTGAATCTACATTGATAATCCCACGTATTTGATAATTTCTCATTTGTGCGTTTATCATTCTGCCAAATATTTCACCATAATCACTAAATAATCCTTCAGTGAATTTATTTAATTTTTCATTGTTATAAGTTAAATAAATTACGTCATCCATTTTGAATGAACGTTCAAATTCATATTCTCCGACTGTGACACCCTCAAATATGTCAGAGTATAAAGCAAATTTTTTCCTTGTGAAATTATCTGCTATTACTAAGTCTTTAGTATCAGTAACAATAATCAAAACTTCGTTATCATATATCAACTTATAAATGACTGATTGCCAAAAATCAGTAGAAGATAAATCGGTATTTGGCCTTGTATTTAATTTATACCAAACACTATCTTTTATAGCTTTATCATTTTCATCTGTAAAACGAAATTCAGATTGTGATATTGTTCGTGCTAAAAATTCTATACATGTACTTAATGCCATTTGTTTTAAATAGGCTTTTTGGGAAGTATCTTGGAATAACTCCAAATCATACATCCAACTTGCCTCTTCATGTCTATTAAAAATTCTGTCAAAAAAACTAACCATTGCTTTCCTCCTTTCTAGAAATTAATTGCATTTAAGAAATCTAAACTGCTACTAATATCTGCTTCTAGCAAATCATCTGCGCGATAGAGTGCGTGGACTAAAGCCTGGAAGCCATCTGTTTTACGACGTATTTCATCTTTCTTGATGTATTCTTTATTACCATCTGGTTTGATTTTGACAGCAACATTATTTGTGTACCAACGCATCATAGGGTTGTCGTCAAATATTAAATTATGATTAGCAAACATTGTTTCAATACGAGGAGCCAATAAGGACTGTATAGCTCTTGGATTTTTAATCACTTCTATTTCAATTCCATATTCTTCAAATAAAGGTCTTAATAAATCCATTCTGAAATTATCGGCAATAACTTTCTCTAACCCATAAATATCTCTCATACGATCAAACCACATTACGATATAAAGTGGATTAATGGAAGGCTCATCAACAATTGTCAGTAGTCCTTGTTTTTCCCATTCATTTATAGGTGCTTTTAATTTAACCGTATCTAAGAAACCTTTTCTTACAAATGAATGAGATTTCCATATATAATTTTCACCGTCTCTGAATAGTAATCCCACCGCTGCAAAATCTTTAATGCTTGCATAGTCTAAACCACCTAAACATTGTCGATTTTCCAAAATTGGAAAAGGTCTGTTAGTTGCAAGGATATCTTCCCAAGGTGCAACAACTTTTTCTAAATCTACCTCAGGTAAATTCATACGTTTAGTCATAAATTCAGTTCTTTTAGTTGGGCTAAAATTCATTTCTCTGTATTGGTTTTTCACTTTTCTGAATAACCCACGAGCGTATTCGCTCATTGGTTCACTAAACATCGGATTGGCTTTCTCCCACATTGTTGGGTTATCAACTTCTAATGGATCATCAAGCTTACAAATGAATGGGAAAATTCTATCATCAGGCGTGTCACCGTTTAGTAGTGACATTGAACGTTCTTTCATTTTGTCTAAGAAGCCCTCACGTACATATCCATCTGTACCTATAAAGAATTCTCTTGGCCATTTCACCTTACCTAAACCTGAACTGAATACATCAACTGTTTCACTGTCTTCATACCTGTGTACTTCATCATAAATTACACACCCTTCACGCCCACCATCTTTTGTACCAGCGTTAGAAGTTCTAAATCTAAATCGTGATTTAGTTTCTTGGTCAGTAATTACAAGTTTTGTAAGATAGAACATATCTTCTAAGTCATTACGTTCAATCATGTTATAAGCTTCTTCAAAAGATGTTTTTGCTTGGTCCTCTGAATTGGCTACTACTGAAATATCGTAATTGGGCACTCCATGTAAATAAGATATAAAATAATTTGATAAGGCTGTTATAAGACCATTCTTACCTCCACCTCGTCCGAGGGTAATAAAAAACTGCTCGTAATAAAGGAAATCACCTTCATTTTCGAACAGAAATACAAATGGAACTATAAATTTTTGAAATGGTTGTAATGGGAAGTACCATCGTTCTGTAAACTTGATAAAGTTTTCAATTTGCTCTTCATCAAAGTATAGGTCATCACGAGTTAACACTTCTTTTTCTAAATAAGCGATAAGAAGTATACGTTCTTTATTTAACAGAATCTTGCCTGACTTCCATAAACGTATATACTCATCTACATGTTTGTTACTAATCATAATAAATCACGACGGGGGGCGATGTCCTCATCATGTTCTTTATTAAATCCGAATGATTTTTCTATAGCTAAAAGCGATGTGTTAACTTTATTCTTCTCTGCTATTAATGGATTTGGTTTAATAAATGACTGTGATGCGTTTTTAGTTTCAACCATTAAACCTTTATCTTTAATATCATCGTCTAACCTGTAGAATATATCTAATAAATTTAAATATCTTTCTACCTTTTCAGTTTGTACTGGATTGTCTTGTTCAATTTTACTTAATAAATATGACTTGATTTTCTTTTCGTTTTTCATAAGGTACCCCCCCTAACGTATTTTGTTTTTAAATAAATCTGCGGTATAGACTCCCCTACACCGGTTCCCCATTCAGTTTTCTTTTCAAAACTTTTTGACCCGGGGGTAATTTTAAAATTTAAAAATTATTTTATACAAATAAAAATTTTGTTTACCACATTTCATCATCAGCCCATTTATTTTTCTTTGGCTCTCTCCAATTTGTGTAGTGCCTATCATGAATTTTATTGTGACAATCAACACAAAGTGTCTCTAGATTATCATCTTCAAGCGCAAGTTCTGGATTGAATTCGAGCTCATTAATATGATGTACTACAAGTTTTATCTTCTTACGACCATTCTTATTAGGCTCGTATATATCGAGTGATACTTTACCTTGCCTCTTACACTCTTGGCATTCGTAATGGTCACGTTCTTTGATATGCTCGCGCTTGTCTCTCCAGTCTCGACTGTTGTAGAACGAACGACGTTGCTCCTTCGATAGTGTCATCTGCTATTCTCCTTATGAGTTAAGCTCATTAGTCTAGATACATATAGATCACCAATGGTTATGACGTATGAGTTATATGTACTAACTCATATGAGTACATCATCATGCCTGTTAGTTTAATAGATAGTTATAATGAATCATGTGATGATACTCATATCAATTGACATACAAAGAAAGACACACCACTAAGTGATGTGCCTACTCATAATATAGTATTGTTATTTATAATAAGTCACTGGTCAATAGTGCCTATCCCATATGGATATTATATAACATAGTGTATGCATATATATAATAGTGTGTCATGTGTGGCATATGTGACATTTGTCCCTGCTATGTCTGTACATTCATATAGATATTAACAATGATATCTAGCTTTCTATATATCTCTTTACGGTCTACCTTCATCAACATAGCAATAGTATTAATCTTCTCCCCCTGCTTAAGTAGTTGTAGTATATGGTAGTTCTTATCATTCGTTATAAGATGCTCATGGTCGTCAATGAAGGCCACCTTTTCAATAAGCTCTTGTGTCTTACGTCTATCCTTATCGTTCTTAATTACCCTAACTAATACCTTATCTCCAGTACCTCCTTGAGCTTTAGGCATAGCTGATTCTATACCGTACTGTCCTATGGAAGTACTATCATACTCATATACTTGATGGTCGATAATTCTACGCATCCAATGGTAATCTGTTATTAATTGTTTCACTTCACTTGGTGTGTACATATGTTACCTCCAGTTATTTATATCTATTAAATTTATGTTGGATAACTTCTATATTATGATCTAACAATTTAGCTTCACGTTCATTCTTAATCTCATTAGCAACCTTTGAATACAAAAATGCATTTGCGTACATTACTTTTTCGATTTCAATTCTTGTATAATGATTAGCTAATAAAGATATTAATAGTAGAACTCCTGATACTATCGCTATATACATCCACATAATTTACCTCCACCTACTTAATTAATTTATCCCACTTATCTTTAATCTCACGTACTTCATCGTCACTCAACTCACGCTTAGGACTCTTATCCTCGAACAACATTTTAACTAAGTAAGCCACCTCATACTCCAGCGCATCTATCTTAGTATCTTTAACTACATTGTATATCAGTGATACTGCTGCAATGGTGCCGAGTAATACTGATACTATGAACCAAAACATTATTCACTCACCTCATAATCTATCGGGTACTGCTCCACCGCATCGTTAGCCTGTAACTTAATAATGATTGCGTTCGTAACGTATTTGCTTAGTTCGTATAAGAATATGATCAGTAGTGTTTTTAATATACGTTTAGGCGTTTCAGATTTGTATGTGCCTTTAGTGAAGTTATCTTTTAAATGTTTTTTACTTAACAATTCATCCTCGCCTATAACAGCATATTCTAGCTTTTCATCTAAATTCTTAAATTTAACTGCGTGTTTCAGTTTCTTAATTTCAAATATATCACCAGGCATTGCAATGTTATATCCGATATTAGATGGTTGTTTTAACATATATTTAGTCATATTCACTCACTGTCCTTTTCTTATATGTTTTCCAAAAGTTGCGTTACAGTCGTCACATATAAATTGAAAATATACTGGTTCTTCATTTACATATACATATTCGTGGTCTGTATTCCAGCTACCACAGTTTGAACATCGCATCATGTTCTTGGCCTTCTCTGCCGCCTCTTCCTTACTCTCTGCCTCAACCACAGTAAACGTTTCGTTATCTCGTGCTTGTGTAACATGAGTGAAAGATGTGCCGGTTGAATCTGTTAGTGTGCGTATTAAGTATTGAATGGTATCACCGTCTTTATAACAAAATTGTTATATTATTTAATTAATATTTACGAAAATACATTTATTTGATATTGTTCTTATTAATAACTAACAAGGAGACATTTATATGAGCAATCAATCAACACAATCAGAAAAAATACTAGCTGCATTATCATATTTTAGTGTGTTTTTTGCGCCAATCCTATTCCCTATTATTGTATGGATATTAGCCAACAAACCTGTTTCTACTCACGCTAAAAAGTCTTTAGCTTATCACATCTTGCCTTATATCCTAATTTTTGTAGGTGTAGGTTTAATTGGTTTAAGTGAATCTAATTCTAACAACGCATTAGGAATAACTTTAATTGTTATTGCTGTAATTGCCTTTATAGGGGCAATTTATTACGTAATATATAATTTATACTGTGGTATCAAAGTTTTATTGAAAGATAATTTATATTAACAGTCCCTTTTCAGGGGCTTTTTTATTTCCTCAACACTTCCTTAACCCTCTGTACTATGTCTTTCTTACAAGTCTGATTCTTTGATGAACGTTCCATTGATTGTCTTTCCTTTTCTTCCTTTGATTTCGTCATACGCGTACTGTAAACACTCCTCTAATGTCATTCCATGTTGTTGTGCTAATATAATTAAAGTAACGACTGTATCGCCTATACCGTCTTTTAAGTCGTCTAGTTTATTACGAGATAATGCTGCTCCAATTTCTCCAGCTTCTTCATAGAATTTCAACGCTTGTCTATCTGGATTACCTTTGTCTAGGTTTTTATCTATACTCCATTGTTCTACTTGTTTGATTAATTCGTTCATAATCATCTTTCCTTTCTATATTAGAATTTTGTATAATGAAAATTAGTAAATAAAAGCGAGGTAATAAAATGTCTAAACTTACAATCGATGTACAGAAAACTTTAAACAATAGACCAACAAACCAAACTACTTTAATAAATATTGATTTACCTGAACAATGTCCTTATTGCGATCAATTACAGACCCCAAAATTTCTATCTAGTTCCGGTATTGAAGAAAATTCTTTTGAATTTTCTATAATTTTAGAGTGTAATAACTGTAGTCAACATTTTTTACAATCCTATAAATTCAATAATTCATCATCATTCACAATGGGCAGAACAACTTATAAAGCAGATAAATTGCCACCTAAATATCAATACGACAATGAAGCACTTACTTCCGAAATAATTTCATGCTCTAAAGACTTTGCCAATATACATAAACAACTTAAAATGGCTGAAAAGCATAATTTATACGAACTATTAAAATTAGGTTATCGTAAAGCTGCCGAACAATTAGTTTGGGATTACTTGATAAAATATGAAGAAAAAAATGAAAAGTCGTTACAAAAAAAACAATTCCCTGAAAGAATTAGACTTCTTAATTTACCAGAAAGCAATTGGCTTTCTGATTTGCTTTCGTGGGTAGGTAACGATGGAGCACACCCTTATCAGCGCCATGAAAGTTTAAATAATGAAGATATGAAAGTGCTTTTAAACATACTTATTAGTAATATCCAAACTTTAATCCAGCAACATAACTACAAATCTTATCATTCTGAAAATAAATAAATATCTTCAATAACTGTGATAAATTGACCGTTTTTATTGTATAAAGCTACAACATTTCTATAAGGATCTTTTTCACTTCCACTACCAACTGTTGTTTCAACCTTTATTAAATTTATTTCTTTCACTTCAGTTGGTAATTCTTTTTTTACTAAATATTTATCCATTATTTTTGCTCCAATCTATCAATGTAGTTAACCAGATCTATATAGCGACTTACACCTGGATTGTGTTCTGCTTTCATACGTATGTGGTTGGTAAGGGTGATATAGTTCCCACGGTATTTGTCTAGTTCTAAACTGGTTGCTATCACTTTATTGTTTTTCTTTATAAGTCTTTTATTTTCGCGTTTTAACTTCACATTCTCCCGTTCCAACCTACTAATATTAACTTTCAACACTGCTATATCATCGATTAGTGTGTCGCGTTCTGCTTTCATTTTTTGATATTCTATTCTAGTTTTGTAAATTTCTTCATGTAAGGTTAAATGTGTCACTCGCTATCACTCCTTTTAGTTTATTTAATACTTTCCTATTATGTGCTTTATCCTCAGGTAACACTGCTACGGTGAAGCTACGTTTATTAATCACCTTTAAGAATCCACGAAATCTGTAATACTTTAGCAACTGTGCCATTTCCACTGTGTTCATCCCACAAGTGTTATATTTGTACCGAATATCTATTGTGTTGGATAAGATCATTTCTTACGCTCAGCAATCTTATTCTGTATCTTGACTATATTAATACTCGTCCGAGTTAGTTCTGCGTCACTGTAAATCATATTCTGATGGTTCAACCTTGCTAACTCACTTCTTTTTATTAGTGCTATGTTAGATAAGTCGTTATTAGTTTTATCTCCATCTAAGAATATTAAATTATGTTTAGGAGGAACTTTACCATACTTCTTTTCCCAGACTAATTTATGTTTCAGTTTCCATCTATGGTTATATCCACCTTCATTAGATACTTTCACTACTACATATCCATAACTATTGATACGTTCAGCACCTATAGGTAAAGTAGTTTTAGGCTTATTACCTTTTTTAAATTGTGTCTTTTCGCATTTCTTGTTATATATTGGTATGCCTTTGTTCCATGTAACATGACCTTTAGTGAACTGTGCTGACACACCACATTTTAATTTCAAGCGTTTCACTGTAGCTCTTACCTGCGTGTATGTCATATTGCAATCAAAATATTCATTGAACATCTTAGTTAAATCGTGAATTGGAGTCCCTTGCACATTATCTCTAAGAAACTTTTTTTCATCTTCTGTCCAAATATGAGGCATATTAAGCACCACCATTTAATAGTTTAGGCATTTCACCATTTGCATCTAATTGATCATCAGCGAACTTCTGTGCTTGTAGGACAAGGTTACCGTTATCTATAATCCCTTTAGCAATATTTGATACTGCTTTTGAACGTTCTATTTCTTCTTTTAAGTCATCGCCTTTAATCTCTTCATCATTTAATCTTTCTAGTTGTGCGAATAAATGATTGTTTAAATCACCTAATGTATTTTGCATTACCTATCTCTCCAATCGCTATATTGTAAGTATCGTCAATTTCTTTTGTGTATTCTCCCATTTCAATAACTGCTATTGGTTGGCCGTCATTGAAAATTAGTTCTTTTACTATTCCATATTCCGAAAGTTTCCCACCAGGTTTAATAAACCAAACTGTGTAACCAATATCTAATTGATCTATTCGCATCTATTCAGCCACCTTTGCAACGTCTGATAAGTCTTTACCATTACTCAACAAGTCCATCACTTGTTTTAATTGATATTTACCTAACATTTCTGATTTGTTATCTTCTTCAAAGTCACCTGTATTAATATTGATATTGAAGTTTGCTTTAACTAATAAGTCCATCACTGTAGTATTAGGTCGTCTGAACTTCTCTTTTCTCTTTTTAATTTCATCGCTTGTATACAAATTAAATCTCTTTTTAAAATTGTTTAGTTCTTCAACAGATACACGTTTGTAAACATTAGCAAATTCTGTATTCGGATAGCCTTTGATATTATATGAATGAATGTTGATGCGTTTCACTTTCACAGACATTACTTGCTTTGCGTTATATAAATCATATTCTTTAACCATTTACTCGTCCTCCTAATAATCTTTAACTTGTATGTCTGATACGTCCTTGAATTTAATATCTTCAAACCCTAGTCGTTCTGGGTTATTTACATACTTGTCATATGCTTTATCTGCTTCACGTTCCTTAATACTTTCTAAATCATAATTAGCTGTAACAGGTACAGTTACCTCTTGTTCGACTTCCACTTTGATTTTTAGCGTGATTGTTGCTTCATCATTCACTTAAATCACCCCAGTACTCTAATTCCATAATCACTTTCGGAGTTTCTGCATACTTCTTAAAACTTCTAATCTCCACTATTTGGTTATCATCTTGCCATACACGACCATTTGCGGCGTCTAATACAGTTTTAATTAGATTATCTATATCTGGTTTGGTTCTCTTGTATTGACCTACCATCGCTACATGTTTCTTCTTACTCCATGACTTAAGCAATGGAAAATGAAACTCAATTGTTAATCGGATTGGTTTACCTATCATCATGTAAGGCATCTGTTGTCTTAACATTCTCTTATGGTTTGTATACTTAGCAGGCATATAAGTTTGTACATATTTGCCTACATTTCTAAACCTTGGCCTAGGTGATGCCATAGGTGCATCTACTATTAGCTCTATACGTTTCATTTATTCACTCCTATAGATAATCAAATATGCTCGTTTGCTCTTTGTCATTTAGGTTATATATGCGTTTGATTTCGTCTAACCTTTCATCAGTAACAATGTTTTCATCAAGTCCTAAAGACTTTTTCAATCCAGCTAGACTATTTCTGTTTCTATCTAGTGGAATTACTGTCGCTACAACTTTAGAATTTTTATCCTTTAACGTGTATCTCTGACTTAATCCCATCTATCCCACCTCGCAAATAGCTTGACGTGTACGTCTTTCGTTTAATTTTTGGATAAATAGTTCATACAATACTTTCTCGTCTCCGTGTGCGTAGTTAATTAGTTTCTGTGCGTATATATCTGAACACTTAAGATTTTGTTTGATAAATTGTTTTGTTACCATGCGTCTCTCTCCCTGTAGTCATCACCAAGTACTCTCACTTGGCGTGAATTATGTTTCATACGTGAATTGATACGTTGCCAATTCATATTTTGATTTAACTCTTTATCACTAAAGTTGGTAGTGAAAATGTTGTTTTTACCTACTCTGTTATCAACTATGCTAAATAGTTTGTTTAGTGTATGTTCTGTGTTTTCTACACCTATATCGTCTAGTACAAGTAAGTCTATGCTGCTTAGTAATTTGACTAACTCGTCTGTAGTTTCAATTGCATTTTTATTGTAAGTAGCTTTGATACGATCCATTAACATTGGTATGTGCATAAATGCTACGGAATATCCTTGTGCTTTAACTGCTTTAGCAATTGCATACGCTAGGTGTGATTTGCCTGTTCCATATGATCCTTGCATGATTAATGACTTAGGTTTATCTATAGAAAACGTTTTGACATACTCTATAGCTGTTTGTTTAGCATCTGTTTGTGATTGATTTTGTGGTTGATAACTGTTCACTGTGACTTCTTGTAATGAGTAGTTAACATTCGATTGGTTAAATATATTATCGATTGCTTTCTGCTTACGTTTATTCTCTGCTTCTTTGCCTGCTGCAATCATGCTACACTCACAACCATCACGATATTCATAGCCACTACTAAATGTGTGCAAGTCATATTTGTTGCCGCACTTTTCACAATACAGCCCTTTCTCTACATTGTTAGCTTCATATTGTTTAAGTGTTTCCGTTATTCTAGGGCTTAACATACGTTTCATTTAATCACTCCTAATCCCAATAACTAGGGTCATGTTTCATTCTTTCTAATTGATCTTGGCCTGCTAAAACTTTATTTTTGCTTGAACGTTTGTTATTTCTTGCGTTTACGTCTTCCAAGCTTTTAACACCATCGTTGTACCAAGCTTTCAATATTGTATTCACGTAGTTCCAATTTGTAACATTATTGTTAACTGCTTCTTTCATAGCTTCATTAACAATTTGATTACCATTCTCTTTGAAATCATCTATCCAATAATTAATCTGTTCTGCTACAAAAGGTTTAAGCATTCCAAATCCATTTTCTTGATAGAAATCAAACGGCGACGGCTGTTCACTACTACCGTTATTATTAGTATTGTTATTATTAGTTAAATCATTATTGGTAAGGTCATTATTAGTAGGGACGGGTTTTCCTACGTTGGATAATCCTGTGTTGGTTTTTCCTACGTTGGATAAACCTACGTTGGATAATCCGTTCTGGTTAGGTTGTTCATAAACAGAATATTCATATTCTCTTAGACGCCCTTTGTCATCACGTTTACGAGTTCTAACAATGTAACCTGCCGTTTCTAATTCTTTGATTCCATTCTTCAAACTATCTCTACCATCAAGACTATGCTTTTCTAATTCTTTTTCGTACACTTGCCAGTCGTCTGGTCGACTAAGTAAATAAAGTAATATTCCTTTAGCTTTCCAGCTTATATTAGGATCATGTATAAAATTCTTATGAACCGTTACAAAGTTTCCGCTCTCTTTATAAACTCTAAATGTTGCCACCTACATGCTCTCCTTTCAACATCTTGTTTAACTTCTCATCTACATCCACCCAAGAATTTTCCAAATGATGTAGTTTATTAAAACTACTCATCCCCATGTCGTGCTGTTGGTTGTGATGTTTTCTACATAGTGCTAATACTTTGTTTCCATAATGATTAATCTTGTTTCTGTTTCGTCCTCTACCTACTGCTTGATAATGTGCTAAATCACTATTTGGAGCGCCACATATAACACAAGTTCTATTAATCGTAGATTTATATAGAAAATATCTATCGTTGCTCATAAGGTCGCTAGTAGTCTTGTTCATAGGTACGTTGTGAGTGAATATAAAATCAAGTATTAACTCGATTAATTCGCTTGCTTGCCTCCTGATACAATCACTTAAAGAAATAGGCTGATAGCCTTTGAGAAACTCTAATTGTTTTTGAAACATGTATCGTAAATAATCCATTGGTTGTCCGTAGTGATTGAATATATCTCGTACCATAGCGAACACTTTTCTACGTTGTTTATCTGTTATCTTGTATGGATCACTCACAATTACATCGCACTCTACTTCTAGTCCGTTATCTAACAGTAAGAAGTCTTTATTTTCTAAAGTTACACCCTCGATGAGAGCAGTTATTGTGCCATCACCTTGCTGGATGTAGTTTTTAATAATTGGCATTACATCACCTTATTTATATTTCATGCAGTTAAAATGGTAAATCGTCATCTTGGATATCAACTGGATCGTTTGCGTTGGTAAAAGGATTATCATTTGTCGGTTTCTGTGTTTGGGACTGCTTACTTTGTTGTTTTCGTTCTACAAAAGTTACTTGGTTAACTGCAATATCTGTTGTGAATACTCGATTTCCTTCTTTGTTCTCATAGCTTCCAGTTTGTACCGAACCAGTGATACCTATTTTCTGACCTTTACTAAAGTTGTTAGCAATGATTTCGGCAGTTTTACCAAATGCTACGCAAGTTATAAAATCTGACTCATACTCTCCTGTTTGCTTGTTCTTAAACGCTCGTTGTATCGCTACTCTAAAATTAACTACATTGTTGTTTTGTCCCTTTAATTCTGGATCTGCTACTAAGTTTCCTACTCCATTAAATTGGTTCATCATTCGTTCTCCTTGTCTAATTGTTTTAGTCCTGCATCTAATTTCACATGTGCATTTGCAATTTCTTTTTGTGAAACTTTATTAATCGCTTGAATACCTAACCAACGCATAGTTTTATCTAATGTCGCTTCTCTACCGTTATCTTGTGATATAGATACAAATTGATTAATTTTATCTTTTAATTCTGTAATATCTGTTTCGTTTGCTTCTGGTGCTTCTTCTCCGTGATATAGATAAAGCCCTATGCCATGTAATGCTGCTGCTTTAACAAAAGCACGTTTATATGTTTTGTTAATTTGGAACATATCTGCTTGTTTGAATGGTACTGATTTGTTTTTAAAATCTAATACTGGTAACGTTTCTGTCTTAGTTAAACCCTTTAATGTGATTGATACTGTTACGCTATATCCTTCTGGACTTGCTAGGTATGGAACGAAATATTGTTCATTTGTCACATCAGGATGTGGATATTCATGTATCTTCATTTCATAGTTAGAGTCAATCTTCATCAACTCTTGGTGTGCATATGACCATGCTAGATAAGATAAACCTTGTTTCTTCTCTACATGATCGTTTACATCCATTGAGTTAAGTTGGTTAAATAATGTTTGTTCAGTCATCTTGTACCTCCTCTAAATCGATATCATATGATGCTGGATAAACCCTTTTAATAGCTTTGTGTTTGGTCATATCAATGCTTGCTTCTTCCATACCGTTAAATTCTTTAGCATCTGACTTTTCATTTGTATATATAACTTTCGGATTACTACCAGATGGTTTGTTATAAATATATAAATCGTCAAAATCAGTTTTAGCTTTAATAATGTATGTGATTACTTCTTTCACCACTGCATCACCCGATTCATAATACGGTCTGCTTCATCTGTATTTTGTTCTATCCATGTGAATGCAGATTGTTCTAATATCTCTTGAGCTGTAGTAATACCAGCGTATTCATCATAAATTTGTATGCCATCTATAACTTCGTTCTTATTATTTACTAACATGACGCCTATATTGTCTTCATTTTTATACAAATCAATTCTAAATTTAAAACCTAATAACACGATTTTTTTACTTTTAGTTGTACCTATTTTGTAATACATTTGACTACCTCCGTAAATAAGGTGTATAGTTAAGTTACATATTTTTACATAACTTTCTCTCGACTGTTAGCAATTGCCGTTGCTTTCAGTCTTTTTTATTGCCTTGAAAAACTCTGGCCAAAACCAACAGTATGCTACAAAGAATGCTGCAAAGTAGATAACTATTAGATAAATGAAATCATTTGTAAATACTAATGAGAGTGACATTACAAAAATTGATGTTAAAACTGATAAAATACCGTTCATAAACTCCCCCCTTATAAATTCGTTTCTTTCACAAAAATGTTTGATTCTATAAAATCAATTGCTGGTCTGATCTTCACGTAACGTTTGTTACCTTTGCCGAAACGATACATACACTCTTTCTGAAACTCTACGTTTGAATACACGTGTTTCTCTAAATCATTTTTTGAAATGCCACTAACTTTTATAAATTCTTTTGCGTCTGCAAATCCGATAAATTCCATTCCGTTTCCTCCTATTGCTCAATTGTTATTTCAAAATGTTTTTCAATTTCCTGTACTGCCCAATACATAACTTCTTCTAAATGCCTCTCTCTGCTAATCTCGAGTGTTTTAACCACTCCACCCTCTTCAATAGAATGTTCAAACGTTTCAGATTTATCGTTGATATTCATTTCTAAGATGTAATGTATATACGTAAGCAATTCTTTTTGTTCTTGTGTCATTATTTAATCCCCCTATATTTCGAATTGGCTAATATCTACGCCATACTTGATTGCCATGCTTTTAATAACTGAAATGTAAATCTCAATTAATCTTGGTTCATCATTAATCACATCTAATTTAGAAACTTTATTCATCTGAGATTTAGTAGCACCTTTTGCTAACATTTTTGCTCTACGGTTATTCAACCTTTGATCTAACTTACAGCGTCCCTTTTCTTCTAATAACTTGTACGCTTCTGTACGAACTGTTTTATGTTTATCTCCTCCACCTAAGTGTTGAGCAATTGCACCTAAAATTTTGTTTGTGTCGTTTCTCCAATTCTTAGTTTCAAGGCCTACTATATTGCGAATACCTGTAACTTCCGTTTCAATACGTTTGTTAAACTCTTGTTGTTCTTCTTGTATTTGCACGAACATCTTAATAGCTTCTAATTGGCTAGTAGGTGCATTGAGTTGTGATTGTTCTTTAATGTGATTTTGCATTTCATGAAACGCATTAACATATGTTGCAGTGAACAATATCCCTTTTTCTCCAGTCATTTTGTTAGCTACCATGTCACAACCTTTTTTAGTTAATAGGTAGTGTTTGTAATTTTGATTGTTTCCACCTAAATAAGTTGATTGAATAAAATAATCATCAAGGCTCAATTTTGAGCTTTGCAAAATTACACTTTCGTAATTCTCTATATCTCTAATTAAATTCTTATGTTGCTTTCCTACCATTTCTGCTACTTCTCTACTGTCTACATATAATTCGTTGTTTTGTTTTACAATTTGTAATTCTTGCATTTATTTTCCTCCTATATTTTATTTCGGTTTTTCCGAATCAAATTCTAAAAAAATATTAGCGACTTTAATGTCTAAAGCGTCCGCTAATTTTTTCACTGTCTTAAAGTTAGCATTTTGTATATTGTTAACATCTTTTTCGAATAAATATATTGTTCTTTCGTTAACGCCAGATTTTGCAGCTAAAGCAACTTTAGTGTAACCTTTAAGACCGCGCCATTCTTTTAAAGTTAGAACGGTATTTTCATTCATTTTTTTCACCCCTTTCGAAAAGGTTAACCACATTGTACCATTACGGTTTTTCCGAAGTCAAGTATTATATTTCACTTTTACCGAAAAAATATTTCGGATTTCCTGTTGTAAATATCTGATAATAATGTATAATATAGGTACAAACTATTTTTAGGAGGTAACATAAATGTTTAGCCAAAATTTAAAATACTTAAGAAATAAACATAATATGGAACAAATTGATCTAGCACACAAACTAGGAAGAAAAAGCGCATCTAGTATTAGCGAATGGGAAAAAGGCAAATATACTCCTAAAATGCAAACATTAGTTGAAATAGCATCTATATTCAACGTCAATATAGATGATTTAATGGGAGAAGACTTATCTTCTTCTAAAGAATCAAAACCTAAAAATTCTTTTGAAACCATCGCTGCTCATTTAGATGGTGATTTAACAGAAGAAGAATGGCAAGAGATATTGGATTATGCAGAATTCGTTAAAAGCAAGCGTAAAAAATAAGGAGGGTTTCCATGAGAAATTATGAAAATTTATTGGCAGAGTATGATGACGAAATCATTATTGAGGAAACCAATTTGAAGAAGGGTCTTGCTGGTTTATATTTAGGCGAAGTCATCCTTATTGAAAAACGCATGAATTCTGTAAATAAACTCGAAACTTTGTATGAGGAAATTGGACATCATTTAGTTACATATGGAGATATTCGAGATCAATCCAAAATGTTGAATCGAAAATTTGAATTAAAAGCAAGACGTTTAGGTTCTGAATTAGCTATTTCACTTGATGGAATTATTGATGCTTTCTATCACGGAGTACATAACTTATTTGAGATGTCAGAATATTTTAATGTTTCAGAGGGTTATGTATTAAATACATTAAATCATTATAGAATGAAATACGGTTTAGATGTATATTACAAGGGTTATGTAATTAAATTCGAACCTTTACAAGTATTTAAACATGAGAATTGGGAGTAACCAATCTGCATCCACATGCTATAAACGTGTGTGCAAATGTAGGTTGTTTAATATTAATTAATTTTATTATAAGGGAGACTGTATGATGAACAAAGATTTAAAAAACTTTAATAGCTTGAATAATTCAAGCTATAAAGCTAAATGGTACGAACGAAATTTGGTAGTAATTTTAGCACTCATATTTATCTATCCAGTAGGTATTGCTTTAATGTGGAATTTTAAAAAATGGACTTTTTGGTTAAGAGTCCCTATTACTGCTTTATTTGTAATAATTTATTTTGTTAGTTTTGGAGGCACTGATGAAAATAATGATAAAACTGACAATAAAGATTTAAAGACAGAACTAGAAGCAACTAAATCTGAAAACAAAGATTTAAAGAGTGATATAAAAGATTTAGAAGATAAAGAAAATGATACAACTAATATAGCTGAAGAAACTAATAAAGAAACTAACCAGCAAGAAAAAGTAACAACGACTGAAGAATCAAAAACTGAAAGTGATAAAGAAGAAGATACAGGTAAAGCTAATCGTGAAGAAAAAGCAGCTTTGGATTCTGCCGAAACATATTCAGATATGATGCATATGTCAAAAGCAGGTATTTATGACCAATTAACTTCTTCTGCTGGTGATAAATATCCTGATAATGCGGCACAATATGCAGTTGACAATTTAAAAGCTAATTATAAAAATAATGCATTGGAATCTGCCAAAAATTATATTGATATGATGGATATGTCAGATGATGAATTATACGATCAACTTACTTCTGATGCTGGCGATAAATTTACAGAAGAAGAAGCACAATATGCAGTTGATCATTTAGAAGATTAATTTCAAGGGCATTTTACGATGCCCTATCTTAATAAACTAAAAGGAGAATGTGTAATGAAAAAGGTATTATTTTTATTATTAGCAAGTTTTTTAGTATTAGCTGCATGTGGGCAAGAGGAAAGTAAGTCGGAAGATAAGAAGCAAACTAAGTCATCTGATAAAGAGAGTAAAAAAGATGATAATAAAAAAGAATCAGTCAAGAAAGAAGATCAATCAGATGATAAGTCTAATGAAGAAGTAGCTACACAGGATGAAAATGCTGAACAAATGAATACACAAGAAAAGCAAACCACTGAACAGCTTCTTCAATCACAAGAACAAGTGAATAACCAAGAACAACAGACTGCACAAGCAGCTGTTCAATCACAAGAACAGGCAACTATAGAACAAGAACCGCAAAAAGAAAAAATTGATTTAAACCAATTTCCTGGTGGTGATTTTTCTACGGAAGACATGTCTGAAAATGCACAAAAACAAATCGAAGAATTAAGTAGACAAAAAGATTATGAAGGTTTACCACAAAAAGAATACAATGATCAAGTATCTGAAATTATGAATAATGAAATTAATTAATTACAACAGGGCACAACCATGTGCCCTATATATTTTTATCTTTTTTAGGAGGAATCAACTAATATGGCAACATTTACAATAACAAAACGAAAAAATAAAACATCTACCTCATGGCAATATGATGTGAAAGACGCTAGTTTTAAATCTGGTAAAAAGCGTAAGTCTGGATTCAAAACGAAAGCAGAAGCTACTAATGCAGCACAACAATTGATAAGGGATTTGGAAGATGGCAACAACTTAGAAGGCAATAAAACTTTTGAAGCATATTATAAAGATTGGATGGAAATAAAAAATAAAAAACACGTCGCTTCACAACAATACTACTGGTATGAACGGTCACTAAAATTATTCAATGAATGGTTTGGTGAAAATTACTTGATTAACAACATCAAACGTACAGATTATCAAAAGTTCTTAAATGATTTTGGTCAAGGACGCACAGATGAGACAGTAAGGAAAGTAAATGGTTGTTTATCACCTTGCCTTAGAGATGCAGTATATGACGGATATATAAAAAAAGACCCTACTTATCAAATTGATATTAAAGGGACTAAAAAAGCTAAACAAGAATCTACGAAGTATATAACTATAGAAAATTATCTTAAATTAATTGAGTATTTTAAATCTAGAGAAGAACAAAGTTATATTTTTCTTTATATTTTAGGAATTACAGGAGCAAGGTATAGCGACGCTATTAATATGACTAATGTCGATTTAAATAGTAAAGAAGGAATTATACATTTAAGAGGTACGAAAACAAGTAATGCTGATCGTTTTGTGGAAGTTACAACAAAAGATGTTTTATTAATTAAATCTAAACTTGCTAAGCAACCACAACGTGTTGATGGTAAATTATTTAAATTAAGCCACAACGCTGTAAAAAAATCTTTTAATTTTGCAAAGAAACAAATAGGATTAGAAGATGATTCTATTACACCCTACGTTTTAAGACACACTCACACATCATATTTACTTTCTAAAGGAATTCCCATCGAATATATAAGTAAACGTTTAGGACATTCTAGTATATCAATTACGCTCGACACATATTCACATCTATTAGATGAACATAAAAAAGAGCAAGGCCAACGTGTCAGAGAATTATTCTCTTGA